ACAGCTTTTGTTGGAGCAGCATTAACAGCAGCAACTATTAACGCCTTAGTATATCCAGTTGGCTCTATTTACTTTAATGCAGCAGTAGCCACTAATCCAGCAACACTTCTTGGATTTGGTACTTGGGCAGCTTATGGTGGCGGTAGAGTAATGGTAGGTGTCCATTCTAGCGGTACATTTGATGGTCTTAATGAAACAGGTGGTGCTGAAACACACACATTAAGTGTTAATGAATTACCTTCTCATACGCACAGTTTTGCAGATAATACTGGAAATACAAATGTAAGTATTGATGATATATCTCACACAATAGCAAATCGAGTTACTGGAACTACAGGTGCTACTGGTGGCGGAGCTGCACACAACAACATACAACCATATATAACTGTATATATGTGGAAACGCACAGGATAGGAGATTAGACATGGCACAATTTTTAAGTAGTTTAAATAAAATGTTTCAACCACAGGAAACAGGTAGGCCTGGTTCTGGAGGTTATACTGGAGTAGGAGGAACAGCTTACGGAGGTCAAAGTATTAATAAATTACCTACTTCTAATTTTGCTAATGTAATTGGTGCAGGTGCTGGATTTTTAAATGCAGGCAAAGATCCAGGGTATCAAGCACAAGAATATGCAGACCAACAAAAATTATCTGAAAAAGTTCTAAATTTAACAACTCCAGATATAGAAGGTATAGGTTATAACAGCACTTATAATTCAGACACAGGATTTCAAACTACTTTAACAGAAGATAATCAAAATTTATACGATCAATCTGGCAATATAGCTAGTATGTTTAGCGGTCAAATTATGGATTATGGTTCTGGTGGTTTTGAAGCTATGGAACAAAGACGATTAGAAAGAATGAGAGCGTTAACATCAGAAGATAATGAACGCAGAGCACAAGAAATTCGTGAAAGAAATCTTAATACTGGTGCTAGTTCTTTTGGACAAATGCAAGGTCAAATAGCTGAAAACAATTATTTAAATCAACAAGATTTAGGTTATCAAAACAATGCTTTTAACCAAGCTATACAAGGTGGACAATATCTTTCTGGTCAAAGAAACACAGCATTAACAGACAGAGCTAATATAGCTATTCCTGGCAACACAATGCTTACAAATCAACTTGCAAAACTTGATGCTACTTCTAATTTAACAAATGAATCTGCTTCATTAACAGGAAAATATGATGCAATGGCAGCAGCCGATAAAGCAAAAAGAAAAGGTAAAAGTAAGTTTTGGGGAAGTGTTTTAGAATTTGGTGGAAATATGATAATGCCAGGTGCTGGAACAGCAGCTAAAGGCTTGTTTACATAGGAGATAATTATGGCAGAATACAGTAACGATATGTTTGGCTTACAACAGCAAATGAAAAATGAACAAGCAGCTAAAGAACAAGCAGCTATAAACAATGCTGTTAATTTAGCAGGCACTCCACGAGCAAGTATGTTAGCTAATACAATAGACATTGCTGAAAATCAAGGTAATGCTTATGCTAATCTTGGTAGGATGCTTTCAGGTGAAGGTGCTCCAGTTGATCCTAGAGTAGAAAAAATGCAAAAACTTCAAGCAATTGAAAACCAAATGCCAGATCCACAAACTGAACAAGATTATTTAAAACTTGCTCAAATGCTTCGTGCAGCCAATTTGCCTGGTGAGGCACAAAAAGCTATGGAAATGGTTAATAGTATTAGATCAGCAGCATCAACAGCAGCAAAAGCTACTTTTCAAGATGTAAATGGTGCTACTAGATACAAAGCAACTGGTTTACTTGTTAAAGGTGAATCAGAAATTAAAACAACTACACCTACAGAATTATCATTAGATCAATTATTTACAGATACAGTTGAAAGAGATCCAGCTTATATAGCTGCGGTAAAAGCAGGAGATGTTCCTGCACAACAAAAAATAATAGCTACAGCAAAAAGAAGTTTAAAATTAAGTGATGATATAAGTAATCAACAAGTACAACAATTTACAGTTGATAGTTTAGATCAAGATGGAAATACAGTTTATAGTGATGTATGGAGATCATATAATAAAACTACAAATAAATGGGAAGATTTACAATCAACCGCACAACAAATGAAAGCAGCAGTAACTAGAACATATGTTGATGATACTGATAAAGGTAAATTTAGTATAACTGAAGAATTTGTAAATGGAGATTTTGTTGAAATTGCTCGAACAAATGTAGATGATATACCTAATAGCTTTGAACAAGCTGCCGTAATGGGTGTTTTAAACTCTCCAGGATATGCAGATTTATCTAAAGCAGATCAAAGTAATTTATTAATAGAAGCTAAAAAATCTATTAGTATTCCTACTACTGAAAGTGCAGTTCAAGCAGCATACAGAGATGTTGCTAATGACTTTATTGAACAAGAAAAAACTACAGCATCAATTAATGGAGTTGAAGATTTTAATGCAGTAGGAACAACAAATGGTAACAAAAGATTTTTAGAATGGAAAAACCAATTAGCCACAGATGTAGCTGCAGCAGGTGGTAATACTTCTATTAGCGATGTTTTAGGTCAATATAAATTGTGGAACAATATTTCAACTAATAGTAGAAATGGCTTAGATCAATTAACAAATCTAAAAAATCAAATTGCAGATGCTAGAGGAACTAAACCTGGTAGTGAGCAAAATGCTGCTTCATGGGCAGTAGCTACTAGAACTATTGTTAGTTTAACTAAAGACTCTAATTTAAGTTTAGCTGAAGTACAAACTGTTTCAAAAGCTGGAAGTGTACCTAGAAAAATTTCAAATTATTTAAATCAAGCAATTACAGGTATTCCAGTTGAAGCCTCAATAGAAGAATTTGAACAAATAGCAAGAGGATTAGAAACAGTTTTAATAAATAGATATAATACAGATCATAGTAATTTTAATAAATCATTTGCAATAGCTGGTACAGACAACGCATTATTAAAATCAATGACAGGAGAACCAATAATACAAGAAGTATCTGCTCGTGCAGCTACTACTGAAGAAATTTACGAAGCATTGGTTCAAAAAGGAGTCTATACTTTTAAAGATGGTATTTATTATGATGAAAGTGGTACTGCAATAATGGAGTAATTATGGGTGATGTAACAAATTTAAACCAATTAAGTGCACAAGAGTTATTAGAGTTATTAAATGAAAAAAATCCTGAATCATTAATTAATAATTCAGAAATAACTACGCCTGCAACTTTATCTGATTTTTCTGACCAAGCATTATTAGCATTAGCTAAAGAAAAAAAACAAGAAAAAACATTAGATAATTTAAGAGCTGAAAATCAATTAGAATTTTATATAAATCAAGCTAAATTAGGTTTAGGAGATGCAGCAGCTTTTGCAGGTACAGTAATAGATGCACAAAAAGCACCTTTTAGACATTTATTTGACAGATTATATTTTGGTTCAGAAGATAATGAAAAATTGCAAAAAGAAAAACAAGCTGCAATGAAAAATAAATTAAACAGTTTTAAAAATTCTGATGAGTATGATGAGTTATTAGCTAATGGAGAAACAGATAGAATAGAAGATAAAATAAATGAAATTACATTAGAAGGTGGTTCTATGGGATTACATTGGAAAGAAATGATTGATTCTATAGGTTTACCTGATATCCCTTTTACTAAAGATGCAACATATTTTGATACATTTGTGAACAATCTTAATAAAAATCAAGAAATAGTAAGTCAAGTTACTACTGCAGATCCTCAAATGTTATCATCAACAGGCACAATAGGTGAAGAAGCTGCTGGAATGGCAATAAGATTTGCTGCAGATCCAACTTTTTATTTACCAGGTGGACAAGTAGCAACAACTAGAAAATTAGGTGCATTAAATCCTCTTATAGGTGATGATTTATTGCCATTAGCTAAAGATGCTGCAAAAAAATTAACTTCAAGATTTTTCAAAAATGGATCAACTGCTTCAGCTATGGGTGTTGGTACGGTATTAGGATCAGAAGGTGGTGGAAAGTTAGAAGAAAAAATTACAGGTGAAGATACAGGTGTAGGTAAAACAATTGGAGCTTTTTTAGGTGGTGGTGTAGGTGCTGTATTACAAATTCCAACTAAATTTGCTGGCAAAAAATTATCACAAGCATATGAAAATCGTCAATTTGCAAAAAAATATCCTGAGGAAGTTGCAAAACAATATGCTGCTGGCGGTGTTAAAGAAATATTTAAATTAATGCAAAATGAATTAAATCCAGAAAGACTTGATCTTTTAATTAAAGAATTTAGAAAAGTTGGATCAATGTTAGAAACCCATGAAATTCCACTTTTAGTAATGGCTGCTGATTCACCAACTGCCCAGGCTGAACTTAAAAGATTAATGCAAACCAATCCTGGATTTAGAACACAAGTAGAAGAAGAAGTATATAAACTTGGAATAGCATTAGATAGACATGCAGATTCTATATTTGGAACTCGTTATGCTCCAGTTGAATTATCTACATTGCCAGAAACATTAAGAGCACAAGGTGATAAACTTATAAATTTAAGAATGGAGCTTGATAAAAAAATTGAAATTTTAGATTTAAGTTTTGTTCCTCAAAATGCTGATGATATAGGTAATCAAGTTAAAGCTATTGTTATACAAAGAGAAAAAGCTGCACGAAAAGAAATGAAGCCTACATATACTGCAATAGATGATGAAGCAAAATTAAACAATGTGGTTATGCCAGGTACAGTAACTACAGAGTTATATGATTTTGTAACAGCTAATAACCTTGTAGATTTATTTGGTAAAAAAACAGCAATAGATAATATGATAACTGCATATCTTAAACCTAAATTAAATAAAGAAAAAGTTATGGTAGATCAAGTTAATGCTGATTTGACAGTAACTAAAGTAGAAAGAATGAGAGGAGATTTAAGGCCTAGTCATCCAGAATATAAAGCACCAGAATCTATAGAAATTTCATGGGCACAAATGGATTCTTTAAAAAGAGCAATCAATCAATTTAGTAGAGAAAATCTTAATCAAACTGAAAGAAGAAAGTTAAATCAATTTAAAACATTTTTTAAAGAAAAAAGATTAGAAATGAGAGGAACAGAAAAAAGTGGACTTAGATTTGATGATACAATAGCACTACAACTAAATGCTAAATTAGATGCAGCAGATGTTTTGTTTTATGAAAAAATTGGCATACCATATAGCCAAGAAGGGATATTACAAATAAATAGTAAAAAATATGCAACAGAAATTGCTCCTGTACTATTTAAAAACAGCGAGTCGCTTAATCAATTTTTATCTGTTTCTGGAAAAGAAGGAATTGAAATTGCACAAAATGCGTATATTTTACAAATGTACGATAAAGTAATGAAAGATGGTGTATTTGATGCTAAAAAAGTACAGGTGTTAATGAGAAAAGATAGAAGAATATTAGAGTCATTGCCTGGTATTAAAAAAATATTAGAAAAATCAATTGTTGATCAAAGTGAATTAATGTTAAAAAGACATGCTATTAATAATGCAGCAAAAGATTTTGAAAAAGAAATTGCAGATCACTTTTTAATTTCTTCAGCATTAAGTCCAAGTTATCCTGAGTTAGCTAAAAGATTAGTTAAAGGAGATTTAGGTTTTTATAATAAAATACAAAATGATTTAAAATTATTAGATTCTTCTTCATCAAGAATTGTAAATGACAATATAAAAAGAGAATATGTTACACAAATATTTGAACAAGGTAACAAAAAAAATGGCGGAATGAGATATCTTTTAGATCCTGCAAATGAAAAAATGTTAAATACATTGTTTAGTAAAGAAAAAATAGAAATATTTAAAAAATTATCAATGGTATCAGACAATTTGAAAAAAATTGATATTGCGGATTTAAATGCAAAATCTGTAGCACAACAAGTAGATCCAATACAAAAAATATTGCCTGGTGTAACTACTCAATATGGTGCATCACAAATTAGGGATAGGGTTTCTAGTGTAGGAATGAAAGTTATTCGAGTTGTTACTCACATTAATCAAGCTAAATTACAAAGCAAATTAGATCATGCAGTACAAGATATGTTGTTACATACTGATATTGAAAAATTAAATGTTTGGGGTAATAGAAACAAATGGAAAATAACAAGTGGTACTTTAAAAACTCTTAGTAATATAATAGGAGAAATGATTCCAAATTATATTCATGGTGCAACAGAAACAAGAATATTACAAGAATTTGAAAACGAAAATACAAAAAGAATTAGAGGGGAAAAATAATGGCAATAAAAAAAATTGCAGAAGACTTTGCAACAGGTTTTATGGGTGGAAATTATAGAGTAACTCCAGCAACAAAAGCTGGAAAAGGAACTAGAACAGTTTTAAATAAAAGCCTAAAAGGAATAGCAAGTGGCATTAGTTTTTTAGCAAAAAGAAACCCACTTATAGCAACCGCAGGAGTTGTTGCTGGAGCATTTGAAGCTGGTGGCATGCTTACAGAAAAAATTGATAAAAAAATGAATGAAGGCCAGCCTGAAGATACTACAGATGTGCCAGATTATCTTACTTCAAGCAAATCAGATTATAAAAAAGACTATAAAAGTTATTGGGAAAGAACATTAGGCCATAAAGGTGTTCCTAAACGTGAAGATTTTAACAATCTTGGAGATGGGTATGATCCAGAACAAGAATTTTCGCAAGCTATGAGATTGTATTTAGACAGTAAACCACTTTAATTAAAAGGTGACATAGGAGGATGAGGCGGTAATCTTTTTTCTTCTTCTTTTTCTACAGTTTGCATACACCATCCTCACAATCATCATCACTTACTGAAATAATGTACTCATCTTTTTTTAAAGAAGGAGTTGTTACAGGTAATCTTCCTAAATTAGCACAAGTAAACTGCCATAGTAAATTATCGTAGCTTCTTATCTTGCATCTTTCAACATATTTATCGTAAGCATCTTCAAATTTAAGATTTAAAATTCTTGCTCTTTTAGCATAATCTTGTGATAATTTAGTTACAATTTCTTCTCTGCTAATTTCCATTTAATCTCCTATGATTTTCATTTTAAATTTAATACATGGCTTATAGCTATATATTTTCCTGGCACTAATTTCTACGATCTGTCGATCATCTACATAAACCACTTCATTAAGAGAATCAAGAATTGCTTTTAAGTAATTATCTACATCAGCGTTATTGTCACAATACTGTCCATGCTTGGATTCTTTTTTTTTCTTAGACCAAGACTTAGGCATACCAATATAAAAGCCTATATCAACACTTAATAGACTTTCAGAGGGAGTAATATACAACTCACTTGTTAGTGCTATCATGTCTTTCTTAAATTGGGTGTATTTCTTGGGGTAGTAAGTCGACCAACGTGTAACTCTTGGCCTGGAGGCTGGACAAGGATTTATGTCAAATATAATCCTCATAGTGTTCACCTCTTAGGTTATCTATATCTTGTATTGCAAGTGCTAAATGTATTCGTATATCTAGATCTCTTCCAGTATCTCCTTCTCTAGCTATTTCAATAGCATCTCTTAGATGTTCTGCTATTACATCTAATTTATCATGTCTTGCTTGTGTATGTCTTAGGCTCATTATTCATTATGGATTTATGATCTTCATTTCTAGGTAATTTAATACCCCATTCTCGTGAGAAATACCTATCAATATCCATTATAAATTGATCAAATTCAGGAACAGTTAACTCTTTAGTAGACTTATCTTTATCTCCTAAAAATTGTAAAGCAAGATCTTCTTTACATTTTTCTTTACTTTCTTCACCTTGCTCTGCTCTTATTATGTCAACCCACAAATGATACAAATTGTTTTGAGCATCACTTCTTTTGGGTTTTCCTTCAACAATTGATATTGTAGCTATCTCACAGTCAGGATTATTAGTAAAAAAGATTTTAGATAAAGATCTAAATGTTTCTTCTTTAGGTTTACTTCTGTAAATTACTCTGTGTACACTCATTGTATCATATCAATTAATCTTTGGAGATAAAACTTTGCTTTTTTTAAATCTTCTACGCCATTCTTAAACCTATGTCTACACACGTATTTAAGTATGTTAGATTCTAAGTATGGGAGATCTTGGTCAATAATAAAATCAATTACTTCAATTTTACCTTGCCTGTAATGAGAGGGGTTAATAGGATCATCAACCCCCTTTTTTTCTTTAGCCACCAATCCAGCCCATGACTAATGCAACAACAACAATACCCAAGAATATTGTTAAACTTCTATTCTTTAAAACTTTATCTACTAACTCTTTTACTTGTTCCATATTACTCTCCTTAGTTATAACAAGATAGGGCACTCAATTAAGACTTGGGAAATCGATGGAGTAGTCAAACCCAAGTTGTAAGCACTTAATATAGTCCAATGCTCGTAAGCATAAACTAGTAAAAGTACCCTAACTTCTTATAACTTCTTCTTCTAGTATTATACCTCTGTTCCAATCAATGCATACTGGAGATCTATCAGGATGACACTCAAGTCTATCGTTACTTATAGTATCAAATTCACTACACCCAACAAGCATCATAAATACAACAAGTATTGGTATTGAAATAAAAACAATTTGTAATAATTTATTCATTTAATTAATCCTTTCTCATGCATTATTTTTTGTGTTTCAACAACTGCAAAAAACATTTCTTCAGATATGTTAACACCCTCTGGTACTGGCTTCCTACCATCATATATGTCATGGCAATTTAAACACAAATACGCACCATGTATGTCTAATGATTTTAAACCAATACCCGCACCACTTAAATGTGCCAAGACTACAGTTTCTCGATCAGGCATACAACCAATAATTCTCATTGTACAAGCCTCACCTCTTGCTGACTCTCTAATTTTTTTACTTCTACTCTTTGCCATAAAGGTTGATCTCTATATCAGAAAATCTTGAATATTTTCCATCAAAATTACACTTAACAAATCCATTTCTGCCCATTCTATTCTTAGCAACTATCAATTCTGCCAGGCCTCTATCAGGTGAATCATCGTAATAATAATCATCTCTATAAACAAACATAATCATATCAGCATCTTGCTCAATTTCACCTGATGATCTTAAATCGCTCATAAAAGGTCTTTTATTCTCTCTCTGCTCTACCCCTCGACTCAACTGAGAAAGTAGAATTATGGGTATCTCAAGGTCTTTAGCAAGGTATTTTAACTCTCTAGTAATGTTACCTAGTTCAGAAACCTCTCTACCTTTATCATATCTCATAATCTGCAAATAATCTATAAGTATTATATCTAATTTTTTGTCTGCATTTATTTTTTTTGCAGTAGAATAAATATTCTTAACAGATAACCCTGACTTATCGATAATATTCATGTTTTTGTTACTTGCTTTTGCCAAGCTCTGATAAAAAATTTGGTTCTCATCATCTTCTAATTGATTTTTTTCTACTTTTGAAAGCGGAATATTGCTATCACATGACACCATTTTCATCATTAACTGTACTTGGCTCATCTCTAAAGAAAAAAACAACACATTTTTAGTGTTACTTAAATGATTTGCTATGTTTAATGCAAGAGTTGACTTACCCATTGAAGGCCTACCCGCTAAAACATTAAGTGAACCTGGTCTAAAACCACTTGTAAGTGCATCTAATGACTCAAAACCACTAGATAAACCAGTACCATGCTCATTAACACTATCTATATAATCGATAGTCTTTCCAACAATGCTTTGCATAGAATGATCTGATTGATCTGACATCTCATTCTCTAAAGTCTGGATCTGATCTACAGTATCTTGGTAGTTATCGTATTCAATTTTAAACTTTAGGCTTTCAACTTCATTTTTAATTCTACAAGTTCTAATGTGGTTAGCATAAACACCAATATTGTTAGAGCTTAATGATTCCTCTAGGAGAGTTGCCAAAAAAGGAAAGCTAGTCCATTCTCCACTATGATCACCACTCATGTCTATCCAATTTCTTAAATGAAGTGCATCAACATGCTCATCTTCATCAACCATTTCTTTAATATAATCAAACAATAAACCTAAATTCTTATCAGAAAAATCTGAGGATATTAAACCAGTGCCTAATACCTCATCTAAGCATGGCTCAAAAAGTAAACCACCTATTACTGCTCTTTCAGAATCTTTAGAATCGGTCTTGCTCTTTAACTGCCTGTGTAATGTTTGTGTTTTCATATTTTTCTCCATTAGTTGTCATATTATTTTCCATTTCATCAGGTGTTGGATGATTTTCTTCATCTAACTCACCATCTTCTTGCATCTGTGCGTGTATCTCGCTGTAGTAACCCATATTATTCTTCCTCCTCATCTTTTTCTAAATCACAATGATCGTTACAATCCATACAAATATCACCATGAATTACTCTAGCACCACAACAACTGCTAAAATAACCATGCTCAATATAATCACTTGGGTATTCCATACTCATACATTTCTCCAATTAAATTCATCACCATAAGGTTTAGATTGTACCTTAACCTCCTCCATCATCTCCCAATTACGCCCATTAATGAATGTTTGTAAGTGAGGGATAAATTTCTTTTCAGTTGTACCAAACTCTAATTTCATTTTAGCAAGTTTTGGTAAAACAATGTTCCAATCTTTATGTTTCTTAATAAAATTCTCAAACTCGGTATCAAAGCCTCGCTTCTTACCTAAGTATTTAATCCTAAAATCTTCAAACAATTGTTTTTGTTCAGTAGATACTATCTCTTTCTCTTTAGGAATCTCTTTCTCTTTAATGTCGGTATGCATTTCCGTATGTTCGGAGTTCCGCATGTACGGAAAAGCGTATATGTGGAATTCATTGCTAGAAAACCTATTCTGATCATCTTTTAACCTAATAACTTTATACAATCCCGCATCTCTTAGACACTTCATTGCCTTTAAATATTTAGATCTACCCATGTTAAATTTATACCTAACCTGATCCTCTAATACTATCCAGTTTTGAGGTTTAGATTGTAGATAACACCAGATGGCCAAAGCATCAGGATCATCAATAGACTGCACAACCTCCCTACTTAGCATAAAGTAAGGAATATCTGGTTGGTGCGATTGTAGTTTATGAATTGGCATTAGATTGATTTTAGCATAAGTTTTACCAAAGGATCGCTATACCAAGTTTTTGAATCCATTAAATCTCTAGTATCAACATAATCATCACCCTTGTGAACAAGTTGTCTAACACTCCTAAACACATGCTTAGGATCAGTTGTTGAGTTCAACCTAGCCCTAGCACAAATAATGCTAGAGCCAAGTCTTAAAGCTAACTCATTACAGGTTATTTCTCTACCATCATCTAATGTATAGAGTCTAACCCAATAACCTGTAGGTGCTCTAGTGTAGGTTATCCCTAATTCAACCTTTGTTTCTCTGTTCATTATCAAAACGGTATAGGATCGTCAAATTCATCTTTACTAACTGGAGCTGGAGCATCTCTACCCACATCACCTATTGGCCTTTGCTCACCCTGAACTTTAACTTCTCTTGTGTAAATTTTAAGCCATGAGCCATACTCACTCTTGTTAATATAACCTGTTAACTTCCATACTTTACCCATTTCATCTTTATATGTGCCATAGTATGATTCTCTTTTGTTATCTTCTTCAGATCCATCATTAGTTTTAAATTTACTCTTAAATAAACTGCCACTTGATGGTTTGTTTTTATCTTCCATTTTTTTTCCTCTAGTTAAAAAAGGGATCTTATCGTAGATCCCAAGAACGCTCTTAGTTAATTAATGCAAGGAAGTGGTATATGAAGCCACCCTGTTTAAAAAACAGTACATTAATCTTGG